AGGCGACTTGTAAAGTCGCCTTTAACAATTGTTCGGTTTATTTAAGCACCTGGTGAACCGAATACACATCTTGGATCAGAAAATCCAAATGAATATCTTTCACGAGCTTTAAACCTCATATTGCCAGTTGTGAAGTCATCTTCCATTGAAGTAGCAAGAGGTGCTCTTTCAAAATGTAAGAATCCTCTTGGTGCATCAGTTTTAATAAAGAACGCATCAGTATCTGTTAAGAAGTGGTTTACTACATAACCATCTGGTAGCATACCCATGTTCTTAATAGCATTTACGTCATTATCGGAAGTGCTTGGTCTTAGAGTTGACTCTAATAAACGATCAGCAACAAATTGTAATTGAGGTGGGATAATAAGTTTCATTCCACGTAGTGCAATGATCATATTTCTCTCATCAACAAATGTTGAAATGTCAATTAAAGCGTTCTCTAATGAAGTTTCATTTAGATCAGCAGCTGTACTTGGCTCATTTCTAAATGTACCACCTCCACCTAGTGGGTGATCAGTTGCACAAAGCTCCTTACCATCACCACCTGTGAATGAACTGTCAAACGCATTGTTCAAAGTTGCCGCAGCTTTTACTTGTTTGCTGTGTGCCATAGAACGAGCTAATGCTCTTGTATATCTTGCACCTAATCTGTCGTACAAGTTATCTTCCATAGCTTCTTGCGTTAAAGCAAACGCTAATGCAATTGTTTCATGCGTATAACGTGCAGTGTAAACTTCATTTGCAGTGTCAAAATTGACCCCAGCACCTTCAGCTTTAGTTGGTGCGTTACCAAAACCTGATAACATCACTTCTTCTTCAAATGCTCTGTCAGAAGATTCTGTGTCGTAGATTTCTGCGTGTTCTGCATCATATCTATCATACTCCATTCCAAACAATGCGTTTAGACCTGGTTCTAGCTCTTTCGCTAGTTGTGCTCTACTTATCGCCATTATCTACCTCCTACGCTAAGCCTGCACCTTTTTGACCAAAAATAGAATTTTGGATCACAACGTGCACATTGGTTGCATCTGACGAAACATCAGAATTTTCAGGGTCTTGCGAAATGTCAATACATTTTAAAGGTAAACCAGCAGTTGTAGCACCAGTTGCTACGTCTAGCTCAGCACCAGAAATACCAGTAGTGGTACTACCAGAGCTTGTGTAAACAATATCAAAGTTACCAAATAAATCTGCAACTGGAAAAGCTGCATTGCATTGAATTTCATAGATAACATTTGGGTCATCTATGATGAAAGCAATAATGTCAGAAGCATTAGTGCTTGCAGGATAGAAATTACTAAATTTCTGTTCCTTAGTTGTTGGGTCAGTATACTGAACACCATTGAATACACCTACAATAGGAACTGTACCACCATCAGCGTGTACTTCTACAGTACCACCAGTGACTTGAGCTACCATGTCACCCTGAAAGATTGATGTTCCATAATTTGCAGCGATCCTATATCGGCTTTGTCCACCAGTGAAAGGCATACCACCTATTCTACCTACAGGACGCATACCAAAAGCGGCATCTTGATTTGCCATAATTGATCTCCTTATTAATCATCATTTAAATTTCGGTTATTCCCAAAGGAAACATTGCTGTTTCTTTGAGGCTTTAATTTTGGCATGACAGGATTATTTTCTCTCATCCAATCACGATCCACAGCATCCATTTGTGTCTGTGTTTTATTTTCAAAATATTCCTTACGTTGCTCCACAATCTCTTCTGGAACTCTTGCAAGTAATAATCCACCAGTGCCTATAACCCCAGCGTTTTTACCTTCGTCAATAACAGGAGCATCAAAATCTGGATAATCCTCTGCCTTAACAAGTTCATAACCTTCACGTCTTCTTTTGTGAATATTGTTTTTATCGTCATATTCCATGACGGATTCTCTTATCCACCTATGTTTATATCCTACAGGTGCTTCAGGAGCATCAAGTGCAGATGGTGGCTTCCAATCTCTTCTTCGCTCTGTTCTTTCACGAGATTGCGAATCTCGACTTTTTCTTTCGATTTCAGCCATTAGCTTCTCCTGTTTTCTATTTTAGCCACTTCTTTTGCATAGCGTTCAAGAGGTATATTCATCTTGTTCGCAAAAGCGACTTGACCTGGCGTTAATTGCACAGTTTTTTTCCGTCCAGATTTTACTTGTCCAGAGGACGTGGCAGGAGCAACAGCTTGGACGTTTTGCCGTTTATCCTGAAACTTGTTTGGAAAACTATCACGCATCCTTTTATCTATCTCTGCGTAATAATCGTCAGAAGTTGGATCAAATCCTTCAGCACCAACTAATTGTTGATGTAATCCTTGAGCCGCACCTGTCATAATCATATCTGATCCAAACCATTCATTGTTTTTCATCCATGTTTGCAATTTTGGATCAAGGTCTTCTACTTTAGGCACTTGTTGTTTTTGAGGGATTTGTTCTTGTTGCTTTGGTTCTTGACTTTGCTGATTATCATATTGATCAGTTCTAGCCTTTTGAATCCTAAGTCTTTCTTTTTCAACAGCTAATCTTGCCATGATTGACTGAGCCTCTGCCATTTTTTCAGCATCGCCAGCATCATGTGCTTCTTTATATATTTTTTTAACTTGATCTTCTTGGCTCTCAACACGATTGCTATACTCTTGTGTATAACCTTTATCTAAAGCCTCTAACTGTTTTTTAAGTTTTTCGTTCTCTTGTTTTTGCTGTTGTGCATATTGAACAGCAGCTTCAGCCTCTTCAATAGCTTGTTTTCTTTTGGCAGTTAATTGATTAATTCTTTTTTTAACATTATCAGAATAATCAGATAACTCATCACTTTGCTCTGAAGTTTGTTTTTCCTGAACATTTGTTCGGGTTTCTTCTTTTTCCTCAACAACTGGTATCTCAGGTGTAGGTGTTTGCTCTAATACTTCTTCAACATCTACAGAAACAACTTCATCTTGTTCAACAGCATTTTGATTTTCTACATTCATCATTTTTCTCCAATTTCTTTATACATAGGAAATATCACTAGGGTCAAGTATTGTTGCGATAATATTGTCATCATTTATCAATCTTACCTCTAAATTCTCAACTTTAAAGCGATTTCCAGCATATCTTCCCATAAGAACCCAACTTTTCTCGGAACACCAAGCACCTGTTGGGAATTTATTTTCATCAGTATAAGCATCTGGTCCTAATTTTACGACATACGCTGCGACTGTTGCAAAACTTTCACGATCTCGTGTCGCATCAGGAATGTAGATACCTCCTTTAGTTTGTGACTTCATATAGTAAGGTATAACAAGTATTCTATATCCTACTGGTTGAGGAAGTCTTTCTAAAGCAGATGCTTCTAACTTAGAAGGGTCTTTAGAATTTGGATTATCTTGTATGTTTTGAAATCCTTTTTTAACTGCATCAGGTATTTCCATACTTATTGCTTGTTTTTTACGTGCATTAGCAATTCTCTCAGGCACGAATAGTTTTTTAGCCATCTTCTAGCTCTATTCCTTTCATCGCGGCTTTTATTTCTTCTTCAGCGTAAGTCATGCCACGTATTTGACCTACAATGAACCGATAGTCCTCTATGGATTCTACCGTACCATTAGAGAGTGTAATCATAAAATCTTGTTTACGCTCTCTTATGTTCTTTAACAAATGTTCAGCTAGTTTTATTCCGTCCACTTTGTTTTCTTATTGCCTCTTTACCTTTTTTAAAAATACTTGCAACTTGAGCTTTACCCATTACTTTTGCTCTTTGCTCTCCAACGGTGAGGATTTGAATTTTTCTTGCATATGGTTTATTGATTTTTTTAACCTTTGCAACTGTTGCTCTTGCGTCAGATGGAGTTGCGAATTTGATGCTAACAGTGTCTTTAGGATTTTCATCCGTATATAAACGTCTGCCACTTCCTTTTGGTTTCTTACCTGTTCCTACTTTTGGGTCTTTTCTTTTTGCCATTATTGATAATACTTTTTAATGTTTTTGCTTGTGCAGCGTGTGTTTTAGATGCTTTTCTTAAACCTTTTATTACTTTTTTAATTTTTCTAACAACCATTACTTACCTTTCTTACTAAATAATTGCAAACCCTGTTTACCAAAGCGATAACCAAATGAGCTGCCTATTACAATATAAAGCATATGATGGAACCAATCAGGTGTGTGTTGATCTAAAAATATAAAACCTTCTTTAACATACTCTTGG